TAAATTATACTTATAATTAACTGCGTCTGTATAATAGCAAGAATTACTTCTGATATTGTTCCAATCTTCTTTAAAATCTGTATTAAGTTCTAAACTAATACCAGTCCAACCCTGTTTTTCTAACAAAAAAGTATTATTCATTTTTATAGGATCTGCTGCACCAATCTCTACATATGATTTGTGATTACATATTTGAAGCGCAAAGATATCTTGACCAACCTGTGAATAATGCATCATTTTCTTTTTGATCCTTGATGGAAAATATCACCTTCGTTGACTACCCTAAATCTTAGTCCCTGCTGCTTGCACCAAGCTGTAGCAGCCTCCCATTTGGCCATATTTTTGATATACTGTTCTTGATTGTATCTGCTTTTTCCTACCGATTCTCTTAGGGTTTGACTCTGCGGTTTCACCTCAACGACTTCTGCATGCTTCTTGCCAGTTTTGTCTTTGTAGACCACAAAGAAATCAGGCACATATATTGTGTATTTGCCAGTCAAGGGATCTCTATACGGTATCTGTATGCTTTCGCTGGCCCAATTTTCTACACCTTGATGCTCATCCAACATGCGCATGAACACAAATTCCCATGAACTACGAGCCAATGGTGTTTTCTTGCCAACATACTTGGCAGGGTTTTTCATTTCAAATCGTCCCTGTGCGAATTTAGACATTAGGCAGCGATATTTCTAGTCTTATTGGTATTGACGTTTTGAGTTCTATATCCCAATATAGATGTAGGCACGCGATTGTTGTTGAGTATTTCTGCAACTATCTGGCTCAGTGAAACTCCTGGAAAATTCTTTAGTGTATCTAAGATTTGAAAAATAGGTGTGTTGTCGAGCTTGGCCTGTCTTAGTACCACTGCTGCAGAAGTTGAGGCAGCATCGAGATCAAATCCAGCCTGTTGGAAAAAGCTCACAGCAGCGGCGACATCGTTGGAGGGAAACTCTAGAGCAGATTCGCCATAGTTTTCAAAATATAGTTTGGTCGCTGCTGCGCTGTCTTCAATAGGTTGTGCTGGTAAATTAGTAGCCATGATTAATTACCTGTGATATTGCGTTGTCTAGCGTTGGTTGTGGATTCTGTAGTAGCACTTTTAGGAAACACTGTTCCGACAACTCCGCTGACTTTATCAATTGCTGTTGAAATATTTCCTGGGTTACTTAATATGTTAATGGCTTCGCTGGCTAATTGCTCTTTGCTGAGACTTTTGAAATTTTTGTAGGTGTTAAAAGTCTTGGCCAAGGTGCCTATAAAACCTCCGGGTGTATCAAACGCTGCTCCGTTACCAATACTGCCAAAAATCTGATCAAGGCCATCTAGTACACCACCCTCTCCTGTGAGTGTAGAAACACCACCTCCTGCCACACTCAGTGGACTTGGAACAGTGTCATAGTGCAAGGTTGCAAATCCTTTAGGTGTTCCCACAGATACATTGCCTGTGCTGTATCGCACAGCTTCGTATTCTAGAGTCATTTGACTTTCGTTGAATTCACCAGCTGAATAATCCATGCCGCCATGGCTCCATGATTTAATTCGAGGATTTACTAATGTGTAACCAACAAATCTTCTACGACTCATGGTATAGATAGTTACAGATTTAAAAAAATCCACGCTCTTGTCATTGTCTAGGCCATATCGAAAATTGTCTTTGTTAGTACCAGTGGGTCTATAATGATTGGATTCGTAGGCAGCGTTGGGATTATGCCTATCGCCGATGTAGTAGCCATAATACAAGGCCCACATGGCACTGATAACATTATTGCTGTCATCGTGCATGTTGATGTTTACTGGATCATAGTTTATCTGCTTGTATACGAGTTTTTTACGATTGTATTGATTCATTACTACCGAATCAAAATTAAATTTAGGAAGATCAGCACTCTTGACTAATAGGCCTGCTTCGTTCTTGTGTTTGGCACTGAATGGTGACATGCCTCGCACTGAATTATCCATTTCAAAATACACGTAAAACAGAAATTTGGTCTTTGGACTGAGCCGTAGCCCGTTGTCAACGAACAATCTAGTGGCGTGACGATAATCACTCATCTGACCTTTAGGTTTGGTCACACCCTCAATCAAGCCAGAACCGAACTCTGATAGGTATCTTGTGAATTTATTTGCCATACAAATATTTATGCCACAAAAAAAGCCCGATTTTTAGTCGGGCTATTTTGAAGATTATGATTAACCTTGTGCTGTAGAAGCGCCTGTAGTTGCTGCGCCAATAGTTCTGCCAACTGCTGCGCCAATGCCGCCTATTGGGCTCACTGCTGCTGCACCTGCTGCGAACTGTGATAGGTTGTCATAGACAATAGACAGAGCAACAGTCATATGCTCATTGGTGCTGTAGTTTGCATCACCATAGTCTGCATTTTGAATGAAGCATCCATATAGTTCAAATGTTTCTAAAGTGCTTGGTACTAGCAATCCGTTACCGCCGTCAAGAACTTCTATACGTGTGGTAAATTTGTAGTCAATGCCTGAACGTGCTGACGCCTGTTCCATGAAATCGAACTGCTTCTGGATTTGTTGCCCTACCATTTTCTGAACTTGACCACTAGCATCATCACGCAGTGTTAGAGTCACTGGTTCTAGACTGTGTCGACCAGCAAGTTTGACCTTGCTGTTGTATACGTCCAGAGCCATTTCTTCAAATGATACTTTTGGTCTTGTAACGTCCTGCACCTGTTTAGTAAGTTCAGTGGCTGCGGTAACTCCAAATCCCAACAGTGTAACTCTAAAGCGATATTTTAATTTTGGCATCAACAGCACTTGAGTGCTGCCAGCTGCGTTGGTAGTTGGAATACCAATGTTGTTAAGCGATGTAATTGCCATTTTTAAATTTCTCCTGTGTTCTTGATACGCAATGGAATGTAAATGAACTCAATGGCTTTCACTGGCTCTATAGCGATATCAACATAAAGTTCGTTGCGATCGATACGAGACGGAGTGTTGTTGCTTTCATCACACACAACCGCAAAGTCGTAGATTGCTCTCAAGCCTACCAATTCCAACAATAGGCTTTCTGCCGCTTGTTTGATTTCATCTCTGGTAATCTTGTCGTTGGGTTCAAACAAATATGGACGAGCCAATTTGTTCAACTGGCTACGTAGATATACTACCAAACGTGCTACGTTGATACGATCTAGTGCTGATGCATTTCTTGCACGAGTCTTTTGACCGTAGGCTACAAGTCCCACTCCGTTGAAGAATGGAATTGGATTAACCTTTAGTTCATATAGTGTATCACGTTGACCTTCGTTGAGTGCTACAGTTTGGAACTCGCCTGTGGCTGCATCAATATAGCCCACTGCTGTGGCATTAGTAATACCACCACGACGTGTGCCTGCTGGTGCAAACCATGGGAAACTGACATTATCGCTGAGTGCGATAGTTTTCAGCATCATATGACTTGCTGGAACCACTGCATTAGAACCACTTAGGTCAGTGGTAAATCCATTTGGATAGTATGTAGCCAAATATTCATCATAGGTCACAATACCGTCATCGCCGTTGTCTGTGACCAATTCTGCATTAGTTCCCCAGTTGTTTAATGATGTAGCATCTGCAGGTAATCTCAATGGAGTATCACCTATGACAAATGCAGTGATACCTCTATCAATGTTGAGATTAACTAGATTGCTCATTGTTTCTGGATAACCTGGGCAAGCTATGATGTTGAAGTTTCTTCTTTCTTCATCACGGATTTCTTGGCTTGTATCAATCACTGACTTCAAAGCCTGTGTAACTACCTTGCGTTGTGCTTTGCGACCAAAACTGCCTGACCCGTCTTCGTTGTTGCCTGAAGCGGTGACCCAACGATCTGGGAAGTATCCGTCCATGCTTAGACCTGCACCGCTGACAAATGCATTACCTGCCAGTGTAGCTGTGCTGGTTCTTGGGTTGTCGCCAGCTGTGTCAATGTAGTTGTTGCTGTATTTCTTGACATTACCACCACTGCGTCTTAGATTCCACAGCAGCATGCCTTTGGGATATAGTGCTGGATCTGGAGCATCTGGGTCCAAGAAATTATGTGTTACTAAATCTTCTATAGTTGCTTGTGCTGAGCTTGTACCGGTAGTGTTCCAACGAGCATCTGCAAACAACACACCTTCTTCTGTGGTTTGATCTGTCTTGTCCACTAATTCCCAACGCAGAGTTACATCGCCGATGTCGCTTAAATTGCTGTTGTATCTATAAATTGTTGGGAAGTTTTCCAAATCTGCTGTGCTGATCCATAAGTCGCCTGATACAGTTACTCCAGCCACATATGGATTGCTGGCAGCTACTATTGGTAGGTAACCAGTTCTTAAAGTAGTGGTAGCAGCTTCATAGTAGGGTGATGTTGCGTGTCTGTAGCCCACAAAAGTATTACCGTTGTGAACCATGATGTCAACATCAGCAAAGTTTGGATTATACCACAGTTGTTGATCTCCAGGTTCGTTCAATGGAGCATCTGGGGTGGCTGCGAATCTTGGATCTGATGCAGCCAATGGTTGATAACCTGAAGCTAGATAGTCTTGTGCAGCACCTGCAGCAAGATCTTCTGCTCCCACTGCTCCACTTCCCAATGAGATATTGTAGAAGTTTTCTGTGCCTGATCTAGTCTTGAGATTGTAGGCTGTGAACAGAGTTGACAAAGGAGTACCTGTGCCGTCGGTGAGTCTAAAATCACCGCCATCGTTGTGTGTAATAACCAGTCTGCTCTGTGTTGGTGTAACAGCTACTACAGATGCTTCAATGTTTGTGAATCCAGCTGCATTAATAGCAGCGGCAAACTTGTCTGCATCGCTGTTGTCGCCTGTAGGCGCATTTGCTGGAACATTTGTTGATGCTAGAGAAATAGTCTTAGCAGTATCTAGAGCCAACTGACCTACTATGCTTTCGGCAAGTGTAAACTCTGTTGTAGCACCGGCAGTAAATGTACCGCTCTTGATAATATTGCTGGTTACACTAGTGCCCTGACCGATACCAATGTGTCTATACCATACACGGAATTCAGCTGTGTTTGGTGTAGTGTCAAATCCACTGTTTTCCTGTGCATTGCTCTGCACAAACAATGTGTCTGCTGAAATATTGGCGCCGCCGCCGCTGCGATCTAGATAAAATAGTGCTGCGTTTGTGGAAGCATAAATTGGTGCCTCTGATGCCACCCATGACTGTGTAGCAGAACTCCATTGCTTGGCTCTCCAACGAGCGCCACGATTTGGTTCTGTGGTTTTAATCCACACAGATCCAGTAGCAACGCCTTCCACTGTAGTTACGTTGTCAGTGCGTTTGAAAGCAGGAATATCTGTGTGAGGTGTTTGTTGCAGTCTTGGACTGATGTATTCACCTGTAGTAATACCGATAGCAGCCCATGATGCTGTGCCGTTGTCTAGCTTGATGTTACCATCTGGGCCAGTAGAATCGCCTGTTCCGCTGCCTATTGATCTACCATCTGAATAAATGTAGAGTCTGTTAGATAATACTTTTGCAGTTACACCTGTGATAGCTGCCGAATTAATATTATCTCTAATTGTGTTTAATGATCCTGCAGCAATTGAAGTGCTGTTTACAAACAAGGTTCCGCTGAGTGCAGCACCAGTGTATGTATTACTTACTGCTAATGGCCAGCTGGCTTTCCACTCATTAGACCCTACCAATACCCATTCGCCAGCATCAACTGCTGTGCCACCACCTGCTACGCCACCGTTGCCTGATGACTTGTAATAGATTCTTGCTAGATCTTCTGCTGTGCCGTAGGCACCGTCACCTTCTACTGTTTGAAATACCACTGCGTAGTCGCCGATTTGACCCACTGCAGCCTTAGGAGCATTGTTTTCAATCTTGGCCGGAAAATCTGCATCTGTTAGCACCAACGGTACTTTGTTGGTAAATTTCTGTCCGCCTGCCGTTGATCCTGCGGCACTGTTCCACTCTTGGATACCCCAAGTTGTGGCCTGGGTGTCAATCCACCATTTGCCGTTTACAGGGTTCGCTCCCGGGGCATCTACTTCTGCTGCGAGTTGGTCTAGATCTACATCAGCTCGAACAATAAATGCCGCGTTGCTTACACCTAATAAACTGTAGGCTGCTAATAGTCCATATTCGTTGCGCTCTGAACCATGGATAGGAGTTGAACTCGCTGTCTGTTCAAAGAACGGAATTCCAAACAGATCTGTGAGATCTCGTTGACTCGTAATTTTAAATGCTTTGCCAGCATTTGCTTTGGTTGTTGCTGAAGCTGTGTTTGTACCAGCTCCGTTTGTTTTATCTTGGGCTGTAGCTACGACAATAAGAGGGACCGTACCAGGTTCTGCTGGTGTATAAAAACTCTCGTCGATTACCGTAACTTGTACGCCTGGTGATGTTAGTGCCATATCGCCTATTCTCCTGGTAATAGTTGCTCATAATATTTAGCATTCTATTCCAAAAACAGCAAGTTAGGCGCCGAACAAAAGGGGTCTAAAAGGGTAAATATCAAATGCGACCACTATGCAAGGCCTGCGCACAGCGACCTAGAGCCATTAATTACTACAAAGACACTCGTGCCTATTACAGAACACTGTGTGAAATCTGTCTAGCACACGGTGCAGGTGAGCATGTTCCTCGTTGGCAACGTGCCGGATACAAACCCAAGTCCGTTTGTGAAAAATGTGGGTGTCGATCTCAACACCCCGAGGTATTTCGAGTGTTCCATGTAGATGAAAATCTCAACAACTGCAGACCCTCAAATCTCAAAACTGTGTGCTTGAACTGTGCTGCTATCTTAGGCAAAGAGGGTATAACTTGGAGGCAAGGCGATCTTATTGCTGACTACTAGGTTTGCACTCTGTTGATACAGGTCATCGATAGTGCCATTGTTGTCGATTATCTTGTCAAAATCGTTGCCCAACCATGCCCATTCTGATGCATGTATTTTACGCATCTTCATAGCGTTTAGACCTACATTGTTGCCTTGATTGGCGCTGATAGCATCCTCATACCAGTCGGGCAACTCACCACGCTGCACCCAAACAATTTGGCCACCTGCATCTTTGATTGATTTAATTTCATTGGGGAAACGACAGTCCGAAATTACAATGTGATCTTTGCTGAGACGCAGTTTATTTTCTAGGCTGGCAATCCAAATATCATCATGGAATGCTTTACGGCATACTTCCGTGCCCCAGTATTGTAGAACCCATCTAGGAGTTAATGTAGGCATGTCTAAGCGTTCTGCCCACCAAGGATCTACTTGTTCCCGCCACTCGCGAGCCTGTGCTGTGCGACCTTCCAGCATGGTTCGATCCCATCCAAACACACTGGCCACAGCATCTTTGAGTGTCGACGCAAAACTTTCTCTGCGAAATTCGTGAAAATTAACTAGATAATCGGCTACCGTATCTTTGCCCGAGCCTATAAAACCGCATACACCTATAATCATAAATTGTCCCCTTTAGAACAATTATAATATAGATTAGTTATAAGGTCAACCAGTTATCCAGGTATAGCCGCTGCCGCCGGGAACCAATTTCATCAAGTCGTCGGTGAGTTTTTCCATCTCGGCCTGTGCTTCGGTGATCAGTGCTGTGCCATTGAGCTGTGTGCCACCCTGTGGTCCAGCAATCTGTCCAAACTTTGATCGAGCCTGTCCAAGCATCATTTTGCAGTTGGCCAATGAATAATCCTTGATCCACTGTCCGGAATACACATCATCGATGATTACAAAGTCGGGTCGGCTGTTGTATACCTGTAGCATCACAGATTCATCTCCGCGAGGACGTTGATGTATGATCAGCTTGTGACTCTGTGGATGCCATGTAAAGTTAATAAATGAACCAAACATCTTACCTACCAGCTCCTGGTACTGACTAAACAGTTCATAGGTTAACAAGCCACCCATGTTAGTGCTGCTTAATAAGTAGGTATTGGCATAGGCCAAGTTGAACGGCTCAAACACAGTTCCACCTGTGCCGTTGCCAGTTCTTGATCCCACTGATCTACGGAATATTTGACGTACCTGCTGTATTTCTTTAGGTAGTATATATTCGTTAGTGCTCTCAGTAAGGGTTAAAAACGCATAACTTTCTTCTACAGCGTTATCGCTTCGCTGACGGAAAACTGCTAGAGCACGATTAAGTGCTGTATCGTAGTG